CTATTTAATGGACTGTTTCCGATATTCTACTGGAGATAGTCCATTTAACTTTAGTTTTATCCTTTTGTTATTATACCACCTAATATACTCATTTAATTTACTTTGAAATATCTCAATTGATCGGAATTTTTCTCGATAAAAAAACTCTGATTTAAGCACACCAAAAAAATTTTCTATTACAGAATTATCTAAGCAATTTCCTTTTCTAGACATGCTTTGAATAATGTTATTCTCTTTTAATTTTTTTTGATATTGTGGCATCTGATACTGCCATCCTTGATCTGAATGTAGAATCAGTGAACCCTCAGTTCCCTTTTTTTTAATTGCTTGTTGAAGCATTTCTTCAATCAGTTTATATGTTGGACTAGTTGATATACTATAACTAATTATTTCTCCGTTAAATAAATCAAGTATAGGAGATAGATAGATTTTTCTTCCTTTTATCTTGAATTCAGTGACGTCTGTCACCCATTTTTTATTGGGTGTATCTACTGAAAAATTTCGTTTTAACACATTCTTGGCAATTTTTCCTACTGTTCCTTTATAAGATTTATATCGCTTTATTCGGATTTGACAGGTAAGTCCCATTTGGGACATTAATTTTCTAACTGTTTTATGATTGATTGTATATCCTTTCATCTTTAACGCTAAAGTGACTCTACGATAACCATAAGAGTTTCTTGATTCTTTTACAATCGCTGTAATTTCTTGCTTTATCTTGCTATATTTATCTGGCTTATCTAATTTTTTTACCCAGTAATAATAAGTTGACTTCGCTAATTGTGCAATTGAAAGTAATAGATTCAATTTAAATTCTTTTTTGAGCTGAAGGATTGTTTTAACCTTGATTTCTTCTTGCTCAAATCTTGTTCTTGAATCAAGGTTTCTAACTTTTTTAAATATGCGTTCTCTGCTCTTAAACGAATAACTTCTTCTTCAAGAGACTCATCTTTAAGTTTTTTAGGAATGTTTAGCTTGGAATTCATACTAATTTTTCTGCCCCTTTTTTGGCTCTCAAGTGAAGAAGCACCGCCTTCTTCATATTGCTCTATCCATTTACTTAGAGTTCTATTTGAACCGATATTAAATTTTTTAGCAGTTTCTTGGATAGAAAGACCATTTGTTTCCATATATTCTATAACATCAAGTTTAAATTTTGTAGTGTAGCTTTTGCCACCTCCAACCAAGCCTTCCCAACCATGATAGTTATAAATCCTTACCCAATGTCTAACCAGTGTACGATTTATTTGATATTTATGTGCAAGATATTTGTAGCCGCCTTCGTTATTTAAATAGTCTGAAACTACTTTTTTCTTAAAAACAAATGTATATTTCCGCAAAAAAAGCACCCCTTTTAATTAGATTTCTAGTCTAACTTTTGGGGTGCACATCACATCGAGGGGCTTTTTTTATCGTTGCGGAATATTTAAATACCAGCGTTTATCATGAAAATCTTGTGCTCCGCCTTTAGTGTTCCCTTCTGGATCATTCGTTGCACGCATCATTACATAGACTTTCTTATTAGGAAAATTACGCATATTGAAAGATACATGATAACCAACGTTTCCAGAAGTATTATAAGCTTGATTTACATCTGGTCTATAAATTCCATCAGCTCTTACTCGAGCTAATTCTTTTCCAGTATTGTAATCCATAATGAAAATATACTCGTATTTATAATTAGCAATGTGCCATCCATCCACATGCAAGTTTGCGTTTTCGATTTCTCCAAACTGATCAATGTGGGCGTGATTTGTTCCATCTGTCAGCGTAGGATTTGCTGCACCTGCTCTAGTTGGATCAATGACTGGTTTATCATCTGAAGTAGTTGGATTTTCATCGGTAAATCCATGAGCTAAATCATAAGCAAGCTTTTCTTTGCTAACTCCCATTTGCGATAAGTAACCATATGGATCTGTGTGGTTCCCCCAAACATAATTTGTCACCCACAAATGAGAAATGATTCCTTTTGTAAATAAAGAAGTTCCTTGATCAAGAGTCAATGGAATTCCATATTTTTTTGCACTATCTCTTGTATATTCAATATAAGCTCGATAGTTTTTTTCAAACAATGCTTTATCATATGTGCGCTGTAATTCAATCTGTACAGGCGCATAAGGATTAGCGTTACCAGCTCCCCACGAAACATATCCTTGCTCACCCACACGGTAAACAATCCCACCGTCACCAATAACATCTGTAGTATAAGAATTGCTTCCGTTATAATTATTTTTCATGTTGGCGGCTACGTTTCTTGCTGGTGCATCTATTCCAGTTTCGTGCAAAATAATTTTGTTAGGAATTGCTAATCTGGAGTCTCCTTGATTCGGCGCTAAATTATACTCGTCATTAATAGTATAAGCAAACGTATTAATGGGTAATAAAAAAAGAGCCGTTAACAGGCTCATCGCAGTAATAGTAATTTTCTTTTTCATTTGTTTCCTCCTTCTTCGCTTTCAGCCGAGAACATTTTGTAGGTTCGATTTGATACACCCAACACACTCCCTAAAAACGCGCCAAAACCAGTAATGATGACAACACAGATATCTGTGTACTGCCAATTGAGCGCTTTACCAACTAACCCCACGAAAGTAGCTAGTGCGGGAATAATTACCAGTGCGAACCATTTTAGTACTTCGAACGTTTTATTATTCATTTTCTTCTCTCCCTAAATAAAGTTTTAATTTGTTGCGTGTGTTCTACCAATTTTTCTGCATGTGTATCTAATCTTTCATCGTGTTTCTTTAGTTCTTCATGAATCATCAATCGATCTGATTTGCTCGATTCTAAATCTTTAGTCAGCAAATCTAAATTGTGACTTACTTTTGAAAGAGTCTCAGTAATCTTCGAGAAAGATGCAGTAATTGGTTTTATTACTAATAAAATCAAAGAAACGATAGCGGTTATTGATCCTGCTATCGCTCCCCATTCCCCTAAATTAATCATGTGACAACTCCTTGAATCAAAATAAAAAGCACATCAATTAAGATGCGCTCTCTTCTTTGCTAATGATTTTATCTGCTTCTTCGTCTGTAATGCATAGTGGAACGAATTGTCGAACTTGATCGTCAGTAAAACAGCCCCAATCATACATCATTTTCACATCGCTAAAACTAAACATTATGAAGCACCTCCAATTTGTTTTTCTATTGCTTCAATTTTTTTATTAATTGTTAAATCATTAAGCATCAGTTTGGCGTTCAACTGCGCCATCGAATCTGCTTTTTCCGTTAACTCTTCATTTGATTTTTTCAATGCAGCATTATCTACCTGTAAACCTATAGATAAATTTTCTAGTAGTTCTAATTTTTTTGAATAATCTTGTGTAACTGCTTCTTCCCACTTATTTTCAGTGAAGTTAAAGAATTGCGACTGTTGTCTTCTTCCGAAAGCTTCATCCGTCTCATCTTCCTTCTTCTCAAACAAAATAGGTGGAACTTCTACAAAAGGTAAACCAGTTGGGAAATTATCCTCTACTTCGTGTTCTTCGTAACCTAGTGGATATAATACTTTGTAAACTATCTTCATTTTGTTTTCCTCCCTTAATATGGATTTCTAGCCATCCAGCAAGCCGATGCTGTAATCCACGAATCCTTCGCAATATTATCCACACAAACAATATTATTGTTATCAACTAGATTTATAAATAATAAGCATACTTTATCACCTGATTTACCATATATCCTGACAGGTTCTATAGGATAAGACCACGAAGGTATATCGAACCAAACGCCCTGATTGTATTTACCAGCTGACAGCTTAAATGATCCTGTTAGATAGACTAAATCACCTCTTCGATATAATTTCAATGAGCCATCTGACATTACCGAAGCATTGTTATGCCTATCCACCATTGCATAGTCTGTGGTTGCTTTAGTCAAAACCGGTTTTTTACCTGCTACTTGTATCCCATCTTGAAAATTTTTGGTACCAAGGATTGTTTCATTCCCAGTTGCTCTTACCAACTTTCCATCAACTCCGTCAATAGCATTAACATGTGTTTTAAGATATTTAGGAACGCCATTTTCTTTTAATTGCACAATATCAGACATTAGACAGTCCCCACTTTCTCAAATGTAATATTCGCTAATCCATCAAGTTTCACTTTATCGGTTGCTGACATTAAACCTGCTGTCGTAGTTGTAGCATTACCTGGATTTTTCTGTGCTCCAGCTGCAATTCCATCCAACTTAGTTTTATCTGTGGACGACATCAACCCATTTGCTGTAGTTGTAGCTACAGCTGTAGTTGTGGCATTTATTCCAGGATCACCTTTATCTCCCTTTGGTAAAACAAAATTAAATCTAGCTGCAGATGATGTTCCTACATTCGTAACAGAAGCGGTTGAACCACTAGAAACGGTTCCTATGGTAATTGTTGCTGCTTGGCCAGGATCGCCTTTATCTCCCTTCACCGTTGTTGGTTTGCCTTCTATAGCATTCCAATGAGTTTGTGGATAAACCTGTACACCGCTTTGTTTTATTTTTACGATATCTGTCATTTTCTATACCTCCCCGATTTTTTCAAAAGTAAAATTTGGAATTCTTTCGTTTGTGTAACTTTCTGCTTGATTTACAGCTTCTTGGAATTTTTGATCTACATATGACTGATTAACACCACCAGTCCCACTACCACCTGTAGAACTAATTGTTCCATCTTCTGCAATTGATATATTTGCACCTGCTTTTAATATTTTTAGAGATTCTAATTTTCCCTTTAATTCTTCAGAGAAATTGAAGTCTGTTTGCTTAGTTGCAGATAAAACACCTTCTTCAGTAACTTCTAAGAGTTCCCCAACTTTTATACCTCCTAATTGTTCAGGAGTAGCAATCGGCAAAATATATGTTCCACCTTCTCCATTTACGATCTTTTGAAACATTTCAGCAGTAAGAATACCATCGCTTGTCTCGCTTGCATAAGGTAGTTCAGTAATTGCATTCTCTAATCCTAAATCAGCTTTCGTTAAAATGACTGCACCATATTTACCATTAACCGAAAGAACTTTTGATTGTCCTGATATCATTTTTTCTAAGCCTAAAACTGCAGAAACATGTGTAATTGGCATAAATTGACGTTTAACACCAGATTCATCAGTCTCCATCATTCTCTTTACTTTAACCATCAAATCACCCCAACTTTCTCAAGAGTGAAAACATTCTGTTTTGGATCATCAACAGTTGCAATAATCAAAGCTCCTTCTTCAATTGGAAATTCTACAGTTCCAACTTTTTCGACTTCGTGATTATCTGAAAAGAGATCATCCTGCAAAATATCAGTCACTTCAATCTCACCGTATTCAATCGTGAAAAGTGTTGCTCGTAATTTCTGATATAGATAATCCATATCTGCCAGCAAGCGCTCTGAAATAGACGCATGACGAACTCCTTGAATATCAACACGTGCATCCATTAATTCGGCTAACATTACTCCACCTGGATCGATAGACTTCAAAATATCCTTGATTGATTCAAACCATGACAAATAATCTGATTCTTGTCCTTCTCTCCAATCTTGGAAACTATTCTCCTGTTCTTCTCTCCAGCGATCAAATTCTTCTTTCCTTTCATTCATCCAGTCCGTAAAATCGCCTTTATTTTCATTAATAAAATCTGTCATATCAGCAATTAAATCTTCAATTGATTGCCAATAAGAACCCATTTCTCCTTCTGTTTTTGAAACAGCATTGATGACAAAATAGGAGAAGTCTTGAGTTGTTCCAATCAAGTCTTCTCCTTTAAATATAATGAAATTGGCTGTTTGTCGATGCAAACACTGCATGGAATATTTATCAAAAATATAGTTAATTTTCCCTTTTTTAGCATCCACAATTTTTGTTTCTAATTGGACTGGATATTTCCCACCTACAACTGATTCAAAATATACCTTACATTCTGATAAATCGTAGGGAAGACCATTTTCAACTATAGTCGCTTCCATAACCTCTGTATTCTTATTGCCTTGTCGAACTTGAATCATCCCCACATAATTATATGGTTCTGTTGTACTTAAAACGACATTCCATTTACTCATAGAATCACCACCTTAAAATTGGATATAATTTCTTGGATTCTCAAAATCAACAACTGGCTGTGGCCAATAATTTTTCATAATTTGAAAATGTAGATGTTCTCCTGTAGATGGACCAGTTGTTCCCATCAAGCCTATTTGAGCACCTTTCTGGACTTTTTGTCCAACAGAAACATCAATACGAGACAAATGAGCATAACCTGTCCACTTCCCATTATTATGTTTAATAACCACGTAATTACCATACCAGTCATAATAATTAGCACCAGCCTGAACAACTTCCCCATCTAATGCTGCAAAAACAGGTGTATTAGGATTTCCATTTACAAGATCAATTCCATTATGAAATTCTTGGCCGCCATTTATTGGACTAGTTCTCCATCCACATTCTGAAGTAACTGTCACTGGTTTTTGAATTGGACAAATGAAATTCCCTCCAGGTTCTGGACTAGTTAATCCATGTAATTTGTTATACCAAGATTGGGCATAATTTTGGCGTTCTGGATGTGCAGAAGCTGGGCGTTCGAAGTTCATTTCAAAAGCATACGCTGCACTTTTGGCATCATTGATCGATTTAAATCCTGATACTGTGGTTGGATTTACTTTTCCGAGCCATTGACCGTTGAACATACACCAATCTAATAATTTTACTTGGGCTTCAATACTTCGATAATCTTCTTGAATCCCTGCGGTGTTCATCAAACGCTGAACATACTCTCGTCCGTTCCAAGTTGGTGATCCGACTAACGGATAAGCAGAACCATCCCATTGAACAATCCCATAAGCTGGACCACCAAGTTGTTCTGTATCAGGGTTCATACTTGCTCCAACCTCCCCCTGAATATTTCCTAGAATACCTGCAGCTGCATATTCAGAATAGCCACGAGCTTTCAGCATTGTCCAAATTTTCCATGCTCTTTTTTCAGCTTCCGTCGTCAATTGAGGAGGGATAGTTCCAGGATCACTTCCTCCACTGTTGTTCCCTGTGATTTCTTTTCCGTTAACTGTGAGTTTGCCTTGTACATCTAAGTCTCCAAAATAAATTGCTTTACCATTTCCTAATAAAACTAATCCTTTACCAACTTTAGGAGAAATCAAAATATATTTGCCGTCTCCATTTGTACGAATAACTAAAGAATTATCTTCAATAGGTGTGGGAGTAGAAGCTCCAGGAAAAGGATTACCAGCAGAATCAGTTGTTCCAATCGTTCCAATTGAACTATTAGAATTCCAAAACTCCATTCCTTTTTTGGTTAACTCCATTATTTTCTTTTTGTTATTCCAAATTTGAAGTAGTCCATTAACTAATTTCAATACATCTCCAGTTTTATTAAAAGAGTTTTGAAAGATATCTGCCTTTATTAATCCTGTTTGAATAAAATTAGCATTGAATATACTATCCAATGTCCAAGCGGAATTAAAAGGACCATTCCAACCATTTTTAGAAAAGGCAATTCCATTTTTGTTCATTCTTAATACTTCTTTTGCCTTGTTTAAATCAGGGCTATCCATTATAAAAATATTTGAAGGTTTTTCTTTTGGCCATAAAACTACATAACCGCCTGCATTTCCTTGACCTGCAATCATAGAGGACACATAATCATTAAAACTACTCATATAATTATTCGTAGCATAATCTTTTAATTTATCTTGAATAGTAACAGCTTGTTGTTGATAAAAAGCAACTTGAGCATCCCCAGCTTCCAATTTCAAAACCTTTTCAGATAATGAATCATATTGAACACCGCTAACTTTCGATTCAAAATATAGTTTATATTTTCGATGATATATTTTAAACGTATCAAATAACCCATAATTTCTTATCTTAGCGAATTCTTTTCCTTCTTCGGTGTCCGTTAATTTATCGAACTCAACGGTAATAGAAATCTTCGGTTTATCACAGCCTGGATTAATTGTTTTGAAATAATTCTTAGCTATTTTATTTAAGCTATTAACGTCTTTAACTCCCTGTTCTTCTGTGAATTGAACGTGTTCTGTATATACATCAGGATAATTATTAATATATTCGCTATCTACTGGCGAGCCATAAATTCGGCTAGTTGTACCTGCATCACTTTGAGGATCAGCATACGGAATAATTCTTGTTTTCACGCCTGTCCAATCTAACTTAACTTTTAACCCAGATAAATCTTTTCCATATCGGATTGTGCCAATATTATCACGACCTCTTCGCTTTAATAAAGATAGCTTAAAAGGCTCACGTTTAATTTCTCCGCCCCAATACTGAAGTAAAGATCCTTGTTCACCAGCAATACAATTTAAAACATTTCTTGCTTCAAAAGTTGTACTTGATACAGTTGTAATATCAGAATATAAGCGTATATCTGATTTTTTATCCATATTGTTTTCAATAATTGCCATTGCTTCTCGACCAGTTTTAGAGTCGACTCCAGCAAAAGTGACCGCTCGTCTTCCAAGCCGATTTGTACGACTCTGGGCATAAATAGTTACGGTATCTAAAAAGGTATCAATATCTTTATCATCAATAAAAAAGATATGATACTCTTCTTGATCATTTGACTTTGCTTTTATTTGATAGTCATTTTCAAAATATTCATCAAATCGAGTACCTAATGGATACTCCAACTCTAATTCATATTTTCCATTTGCTACTTCATATATCTCACATTTTGTGGTGTCCTTCAAAATCCCTAAACCATTCGTAGAAAAATCTGTCTCGGTAGGACTATATATTCTTGGTATCATACTTTTCTCCACCACCTTGGTATTATCTCAAACGAATGTATGTTATTCGTCCATTTGATTTCATTTTTTCCAGGGTATAGAAATGGAAAATCTAAAAATAAAGTGACATGATCTTGATGTTCTAAATTGTCATCTAGCTTTCGATAAGACTCTTCTAGTTTAGAATCTATATATAATTCTCTATCTAATAGTTTCAAATCATATTTATCATTATTAATATAAAAAGAAGCATCTCCAGAACCACTCAATTTAATAAGCGGTTTTGAAGCATACTTCTCTGGATTAAATAACTCGAAAGCTTTTATCTGTTGAATAGCAAAACGACCACTATAATTTTCTTTGAATGGTCGAAGACTAACTGTAAATTCAAATGGAACTATGTTCCCTGTTTTTCTTGTTCCTTTAAATTCTGGCGCTTCGGTTACTATAGCTTGATAGATATATTGTTGATCGTAATAAAGAATAAAATCACTGTAAGAGTTCATATCTAACCATTCAGTAATTCGATCTTCCCATTCCTGCACTAAATCAATCGATGGTGCTTTGTAATAACATTCAATTTTTCTAGTAACGTTTTTGTAATAGGCTTTATCGATAATAATTGAGTCATTGCCTTCACGTTCTCTCAATTCAATTACACGACTAGCTGAAACAGAGGCAGGCCTATTTTGAATATATACGTTAAACTCAGAAGAATAATGTTGATTGATAAAAAATTGTCCTCTTTTAAGTTGCATATAATGTCCCTCCTACTGCATCAGCATCTCGTTTCATTTGTCTCGTCAATTCTGTTTTCATCTTCTTGGCGATTTGTTTAATCATCGAATCAGGTAGATCTCCATAAACATTTAAATGCAAGTGAATTTCATTCACTGCATTTGAAGATGTATTTTGTTTAGCTTGTACCACTGGTTGACTATTAGACCCTGTAATAACTGGTTGAACCGACGGAGTTTTCACTAAATCAGTCATTGTCTGATCCAATTTACTTTTTTCTTTATCAATACCAACGATAATACCTTGAACAATATTTTTACCTACCATATCCCTCATCCATCTAGATGGAGAATGAATACCTAATGCACCCTTAATAGAATCTTTGATACTTCCAGCTATTCCTTTAATAGTCTTTTTCAATGCATTCCATTTTTCTACTACACCATTGATAAGTCCATCAATGATATTCTTACCGATTTCGAATAAATTGATTTCCCTTAATGAATCAAAGATTTCTTTCACCCGATTAATTGCTTTTGAAACACCATTTTTTAGATTAGTCCATGCATTTTCAGCGGAGTTAACAATTCCAGTAACAATATTCCAGAAAGATTCCTTGATGTTATTCCAAGTATTGATCATGGAATTCTTTATAGAAATCCATGTATTGTATGCTATATCTTTAATGTTCTGCCAAGTATCTTTGAAGAACTGTTTAATATTGTTCCAAGTAGTAATAGCATTATATTTTAAATCAATCCAAGTTTGAATAATCCCGAATTTTAATTCAATCCATTTTTGAATAGCAAAATACTTAATGTCAATCCAAAGATTAATAAAAAAGTATTTTACATTAATCCAAATTGATTTAGCTTGACTTACTACTTCATTCCAAATGTTTATCAAAGTAAGTTTGAACCCTGTCCAAATATTAAGCGCAGCAAAATAAATATTTGTAATGTAACTAACAAAAATATTTTTTATAGACTCCCAAATATTTAGAGCACTTTCTTTAATATTATTCCATACACCAATCATGTTGTTTTTTGTTTCTTCCCATCCACCAGAAATCATGGAGGTAATAAACAAAACTGGCGTAAGTATAACATTTTTTAAAATCTCAAAAACATTTTTACCAATCTCAACTAGATTATTCCATAAGGTCTCTAAATAAAAAGTGACATGCAAGAATGCGTTCTTTAAACCTGTAATCAATGGACCAGCAACTTCCATGATAGAACCTTTAATTTCATTCCATTTTTCAGTTGCTGAATCTTTTATGCTCTGCCAAATATCAGAAAACCATTGCTTTGTATTTGACCATGCGTTTTTTACACTATCAACCGCATTCATAGATGTTTCTACTGTTTTATCAAATAAACCTGTTGCTCCATTTTTAATGCCTTGCCAAGTATTTGAAAACCATTCCTTTATTCCAGACCAAGCATCCTTGACACTCTCAACAGCATTTGATGCCATTTCTTTAGCAGAATTCCAAGTATCAATTCCCCAATCTTTTATATTCTTTAATACACCAAGTACGGAATCTTTTACATCATTCCAAACGGATATAACTTTGTTTCTAACCTCTTCGTTGGTTGCCATAAAATAGCCAAATACAGCAATCGCTCCAACAACGGCTCCAACAATCAAAACAAACGGATTTGCGGCGGCTATAGCCCCCATAATCTTTAGTGAATTTCCAACACCGATTATGGCATTCTTAAAATTATTGAAGCTTTTTATAATTGTTGGTATTCCTTTAAGTTGAAACATTAATGCGCCAAAAGCAGTAGTTGCAGGAACCAGAAATGGCATCATGAATTTCAATGCAGAGCCAAATTTTTGAACTGCATCAAAAAGATTACTTAAAAAAGACACTGCTCTAGGAATATTTGCAGCAATTACTTTCAAAAAAGATTCCATGGAACTGGCAACTTTATCAATAATCCCCTTAAATCCACCTAAATCTGAATCTACTAATGCTTTATTTAATCCTTCTATTACCTCACCAACACCACGTGTAACAGCTGTTTTTGCATTTTGTATAGAGGTTTTAATTCCCTTAGTAGAATCTTTAGCGATTTGACTTAATGATTTAAGTCCTCCGCCACCTTTGGTATCCATTTCTATTAATTGATTTTGGAATTCTTCAACAGAAATCTTACCTTGAGATAAACCTTCTTTCAGATCTCCCATTGTAATTCCCATCTTTTTAGCAATAGCAGAAAGAGTAGGTCCAAGTTGAGCGTTGATCATTGAGTTCCAAGTTTGTGCGTCTACTTTTCCGTTTGAGAAACTTTGAGATAATTGAATAACAGCTTCATTAACTTGATCAGTTGAACCACCGAAACCAAGAATTCCATCATTTAAAGCTTTAAATATTTGAGTTGAACGAGTTAAATCACCTGTAGAAGAAGCAAGAAGTTGAACATGACTTATCGCATCATTCAAAGCAGTAGGAAGTCCTTGAATACCTTGAGATAAAAGCCCATTCTTTCCGATATTCTTCATAATTTCTGAATTACTAAATCCCATATTTTGGAAATTTCGTAGAGCGTTATTCATCGTATCTACTCGATCAACCGCTCCACTTATGGAACCCTTGATTAGATCAAAGCCAGCTCCTACGATTCTAGTTACTCCGCTAGCTAGAAAACTTCCAGCAAATATTTTCCAAATACTACCTAATGAACTGCCACTATTTCTACTTTTTCTTTCGATTGTTTCATCAAAAGAGTTCAACTTTTTGACAGCATTATTCATACCGGCAGTAAAACCAGATTCATCTAGTATCATCTTCAGAATTAGGTCATCGTTATTCAAAGTATCACCTCCTAAAATTGAGTGAAATTATCATAGTACTCAACATCTTCATGCTCTTTTACCGCATCTCTAAAAGCAAAAAGACGCATTAACTCATCCAAGTCAGTACGTTCAATTTCTGGTAACGTCCAACCTGCTTCGAGTAATTGCGTCTTTATATCTAATTCTCGGTAAGTAATCGAATACTTAAATGAAGGTGACTTGAGCGCCTCACTTACTTTTTTTTCGTCTCTGTATAAGTTTCATCAAAACCTGCAGTAACAGACTTCAATAATTTTCCTGTCAATGAGGCAATCTCACGAGCATCAATTCCTTTGCAATAATCTTCACCAGTAAATTGTCCCTCAAATAAAGTATCTGCAATAAATGAATAAGCACGACTTAAAGCTTTTTTAACTGATTGTTTATCAGTCGCTGTTTGCATTTCTTCCATAACTCCTGCAGCATCTTCTACAACTGTTCCTGGTAAAAATTCAGCAGATTTAAATTGTACTTGCTCATATTTACCTTCTTCATCTTTTTTCGTTAATTTAATCGTTGTTTGATATTTTGACATTATTCTGTACCTCCTGAAAGTTCTGCTTCTTCAATTGGAATTGCTACTTTTGTAAACCAATTTCCGATCATTGCTTTATCCACGCCTTCATCATCTTCATCAACTGAATACATATATCCAAGTCCTGGTACATCTACAAATGAACCCTTCCAAGTTGGATGAGTAAAACTTACTTTACTTCCTTCAATCGTTGACGTTTCATCTGAATCTAGAGCAAACTGTCCTTTATAAAAGACCGTATAACGGTATTTCCCATTCGATTTTTTACGTCTATATGCAAACGCACCATCTTGCGCAATATCTTCTCCAGAACGCAAGGCACCACCTTTAACAATTTTCCCTCCAGTAATTGTAGATAAAACTTTATGAGTATATCCATTTGCTTCCAGTTCAACTTCTGCACCACCAAAAGCTGTAAATTGATCTTGAACCACTGAATCCCCATAATCTTGTGTTGTTTCATAATTAGCTGTTGGTTTGATACTTACTGCTGTTCCCATTGGCAACGCAGTACCATATACCGGGAAATTCCCTGTCTCATCTTCCAAAGGAAACCAAGTAGGTTTTTCGACAGAAATAATTCCGGTTTTACTTCTTTTTTCTCCCATTTATCTTTCACTCCATTCAATATATTGTGGAAATTCTAATGTAAAACGAATATGTTGAACACCATCTGCTTCATCAGGTAAATAGGCTTTTGGAAATAATATTTGCTCATCGATTGTAATCGTATTAAAAAAAGTCCCACAACGTGAGACTAATTCATTAATTAAATTTCTATTAGGTTTATTATCAATCAATGCAATATCAATTAAGAAAGAAACATTTTGAATATCAATTCCTACATTTTCAGTTCCAGATTCCATTACTGATAAAACGAAATAAAAATCTTTAGTTGACTGCATAACTGAATCAAGATATATTGTCCCATCAGGATAGATTTCTTTTAATTTGCTACTGATTGCAGCAATGATTTCATCTTTCATGTTACTTTCCTTTCTTAACGATTTTTATTGCCATTTGTTTAAATCTTCGAGGAATATAAGACATATTTGCAAGATTCGTTGCACGAGTTAACATGAATTTCCCTTTGACAAAGCCACCATTTTTAGTCCTATGACCTTCTTCTACATATTTAAAATAATGTTCATTGTTTATAACTGCTCCAACAATTCGACCGCTTGATAGTTTTCTAGCTTTTACTACACGATATCCTCGCCTTAAATTACCTGATTTTACAGGAGTTAATGGTTTAGCTAAACTAACGACTTTATTCATTGAATCGTTAACGAAGGATATTCCTTCTTTTTGAGCAATTACAGTCATATTTTTAAAATTCTCAATGATCTTTTCTGCATTTGATTCATATTTGAGATTACCCATTTTTCTCACTTCCTATCAAATTCACTTCACAATGACTAGGATAGTAAAAAGGCTTAGTAGCAAATAGAGAAAAAATTAAGCCACTGGCCTTTTGAGTTATTGTTATTCGATCTCCTTTTTTTAGTTTAATCTTAGGATGAACAAATAATTTATATGTGTCAGTTGAAACATTTACCATCTCTCCATCTTCTATGACTGCTAGTCCATCGATTTGACCTTGTGAAAGAGCGCAAGAAATAGGATTATCATATACTTTTTTGTAATCTTGAATAGTAATATTTGTATTAGAATCTTCAATGTCCGTCAGTCTTTCAATAATACAACTATCTTCATAAGTAGTTTCTAAAATATCTGCTTCATTCATTAAAAAAACTCCAATCCTCCACAACCAATAACTCTTCGTATCAAATCACCATAGCCTAGAAGTAACTCACTAACATCATTTGTTGTTGAAGCATAACTAATCGTTGTATCGCCACGTCTAACTGAAGATACTGTTTTTTCTGATTCATTTTTTATTATTTTATACAACACTTCACTAATCACGCTTTTTAACTTTTCCCATGAAATATCATTTTTACAAGTGTTGTATGATTCAATTTCTAGCAAAATTATTTCTAATAAATTAGTTATGCGTTCTTCACTCAAATCTGGAAAATCTTCTTTTGTAGACTCAATGATTTCCGTTTTTAGCGATTCATCCATCAGATCACTTCCTAAATTTCATTAACATCAATTGCATCTTCCAAAATTGCAATTGCTTCTTTATCATCTATAGAAATGATAAATTCGTTATTTGAATCTGCTGTGATAAATCTACGAGTTTTAGGATGAACAAACCCAACAAAATTTTTAGTTTTACCTACTCTATATTTCACGACTTCATCTTTTTTAGTTTCATCTTTTTTTACCACTGTAATTCCTCCTATCAAAAAAGGGAGTACTAACTCCCTTTTATTCAGACTTTAAATTTAAAATTGCCCCAGAGTTTGAAGCATTGTATTCAAGAGAGTATTCACCTACAAGACCGATACGTCTAGAATCCGTTGTTTTTGCAAGTTCTTCTGCTCTCCATTCACGTAATGGACGTAGTTTCACATAATTAGTATCGATTGCGGCAATTGTTCCTTTTGGCAATGATGGTTCTAGTAGAGCAATACCTGTACCGTAATTAGACACGATATTTCCAATTTGCAATCCAAAAGTTACTCTTTCCCCGAACTGAACAATTTTTGTTGATTTTCCATCTAACTCATCAGTCATTAACTCCTGCATATCTGGAGAAATCAAGCATAGTTTTTCTCCCATATAACCTTTTTCATACATCAATTTAAATAAAGTATCGATATCTTTTCTTGTTACTGCACCCGCAGTGGCTGTTTCTGCCTTATTTGCTGAATTGATCAAGTTCAAAATCCCATTCATTCGACGACCTTTAGAACCATTTTCATCAGCTTTTACACCAGTAATCAATTTTCGGTTCAAATCAATTTTCATTTCCATACCACGTAGTGCTACTTGATTAGTTAATTCATTTCCGACTCCATTCACATTAATAGCATCTAATGTACCAGATACAGAGGTTGATTTTCTAAAAATTTCAGTATAGTTGTTAAACCAAGTTCGACCTGATTCAGCATCTGGATATTCTCCGCCCTCAAGTTTTTCAGAAGAATCATCGTTGTTGATATCATATTCACGCCATTTAATTTCTGTCGAGTTTGCTGGCTCTGTTTTTCCAGCACCAAGTAAATAGCTTAAAAAAGGTGTATTTGGTACTTGCATAGCATTAATCGCTGGTGAAATATCCAAATACTCTAAATTATTTAAAGATGTTTTTTTCATAATTTTTCACTCTCCTAGTTAAATTGTTGAAGAATTTGTCCTAATTGTTCTTCTGGATTTGTTAATGTTTCATTGTTCTGCTGAACCTGGTTATTCGATTGTTGAGTTCCACCAAATGCAGACTTCATTTGTAGTTCTTTTAATGCATCTGCATGTTTCTCATTAATTGCATTCAAAACACTTGTAAAACCTTCAACAGCATTCTTAGTGAAATCTGTATCCGAACTAACAAGATTATTTAGCATAAATTGAGAAATAGACTCTTTTAACTCTCCATCTAGTTCTAATCCAGCAATTTGTTCTGCAACAAATGCTTTATTATCACTTGTCACACGCAACGCTTTTTCTGCTTCAAATTCAGCTTGTAGTTTTTCCAGTTGAATTTGCTCAGGTGACTTGTTTTTCTTAGATTCCTCATATTCCTTGATGGTATCCTGTTTAATTTTATCTAAGTTATTTTGTTTCCAAGCTTCCAATTGTTTGTCGGCAACACTTTGAGATTGTGACTGAATAAATTTTTGAGCTTCTTCATTGGATTCCACAAAAGATTTGAAGTCATCAAAAGAAAACTTTTGATCGTCACCTTCGGCAAAGTATTGCAAATTCATTGGCATTAATGATTTGTGTTTCATAATCATTCTCCTTTCGCCCCACGATTCGTTTTCACGCCCCGCATTGCTTTGAGTTTTAATAGTTGCGCCCCACCATTCAACCAAGCCCAGTATTGCGCTAGTTTAACGTCATTTCGGACAAAATAAAAAAGCCTAATTACTAGACTTTCCTTCTTTGTAGTCAGTTCTAACAACAATACATCCCATATTTTCATACCAATCAACTGTTTCTTTTAAATTTGGTAATGAATGAGATAATAATTGAATCGTTAAATTAACGGTATTCTTATCAACTGGAGTATTATCTTGATAATTAACAGTTTGATCGCCAATAACCACGTAGGCATAATTGCCATTCCAATGGTCTCTCAAGCCATTAGGATGGTTCTCAGACTCAATAGCTGTTTTGTAGGCTTCTGCAATATCAGCATTTACATTAATTGTTAGTACTGCTTCAAAAAAATCTTTCATTCTACTTCCTCCGTTTCAAATTAATTCCAAAAGAATCATGTGCAAACTCATCTAATAAATCGCCAAATAAACGCTCATACTCTTCGTCAATATCTTTTCCTAATTTCGGCATATTAGGAACATCTGTACATCTGCATCGGCCATGAAAAGGCGCACGGTTCTCACCAATGATCGCTTCACTCAACTTGTATGGGTTGTTCTTTGCTTTGCCACCGCATATTGAACATACCTTTTCATCTTTTGCAGTTAAGACATTGTATTCGTCTACGCCAGTTTCAATATAAGATTTCTCAATACCATCTTGAGCGAATTTAGCGTATTCTGTTCTCACAAGATTTTCGATCGCCTTGTTGTACTTCGATTCCTCCCTTTTGAACATATCGCATATTTCTGGGTCTTCTCGCATTGTTCGTAATGCCACGAGAACTCCTTCGCCACTTGCTACACTAGTTGTAATGGCGTTAGATAGCTTTTGTTCTAGAGATGAAATATTGCCCCATAAACGACGCGAGAATGTCTTACCTGACCAAGGATAGTTCAGGTAACGTTCAAGTTCTTCCTTTGATAAGTAATTCGGCAAATCTACGTTCAAAATCTGGGCAAATACGTTTGCGTTTGATACATACGAACGTTGCAAGATATCTTCTAACCGATCCGAAAAATATTTATTCACATCTGCATCTATTGCACTCTCTGCAAGAATTCGAAAAATATCTGACCTCATTTGAAGCAGCCGATTCACTTTGGCGTAGTCGAAAGAAGGAAAGTATTCTTCGATGAACTCTTTGTATTTTGCATCATACATCTTCAGTGATTTGTAGTTCTTTTCAACGTATTCACGATATTTTTTCTGATCACTTGTACTATAAAATTCCATCATCTCAGCATAGGTAATATCGTGTAAATCAGCTTGGGATAATAACTCCGCTTGAATTTCTTTCAACGCATCAGGAAAGACACTACTTAGTTTCTTTAGCGTTTGATTTTCCATTTTGAGTCTTGCTAAATCTTCCAGTTCTCGACGTTTGGTCCAGTACTTCGTTTCTATTTGACTCAACGATGCCACCTCCATACTCGCCGTCTGGGTAAGATTGTCTGCTTTCGACGTCAATCATTTCGTTTTCATAATCAACATCTGTGACGAACGGGATCTGACTTTGAATCGTCCTCTTAGAAACGTATGGTGCCAACTTAGGCAATGCCTCAGCTAGGTAGCTTAAATCTGTTGGAAGCGAACGAGAGAAGGTGAAAATGATCTTTTCCGGATCAATTGTAACTTTCTCGGCAAAATCCAAATAAGCAGCCATAACCTCGGCACACTCTTTCAATCCTTCTCGAAAGTACTGTTCTTTGGTATTTGTCTTAGCTTCTAAACTAATGATTTGCCACTTTCGGGCTTCCCCAGAACTATTCGACTTAAAGACTTCGTCATTGAAATCAATTGCTTTACACACCGTGTAGAATTGCTTTTTAAGAAGATCAAAATGATACTCGTTGAAATCCTTTTGTAGATCCTTTGTCACGTAGCCGGCTTTCGCATTAGGGTCTTTCAGATTGATGATCCCTAGTTGCTCCATCATCTTCTTGGCTTTATCCTCGGACAAATCTGCCCCAGTGATCAGCATATAAGCTAACTTGAATTGTTCAATCTCGTTCTGCTGATCAGATAAAACACGATCAATAGCATCACTAATCTCCTCTGCAACTTCAAAGTCACAGTAACGGTTTGTATTGTTTTTAAACTCCGTAAGATTGATAACGCCTAAAGGATTAGGAACATTACCCAGCGTTTTAAATGCTCCTTGTACCGTGCCAGGGTAATCAGTATATCGAGCATAAGTAAATATTGATTTCGGCGTGACAACCTTCATCTCTTCATAAAACTTCTTTTGATATGGATCGTATTTCTCTTTAATGTACACTGCGCCGTTTTCGTACTTTTCAGCTTTCCACGGCTCAATGTTGCTTGCTCTTAGTTCCCAACCATCATTTGTCTCAACAGGCTCCAGTAATCTGAAAGCAAGCCCTGTCGCTCCTTGAAATGTTGCAGTATCGGGGTCTAACATTCCAAACCGCATAGTACTTAATTGTCTCGTGAGTGTTTCAAATTCTTCTGGGGTAGAAGGGGCGCTGATATCATTACCCAGTAATTTGTCTCTCATTCGTTGAATGAATGTCCTTTTCTGTTCCGAAACATCATAATCCCATTTAATTGGTATTCCTGTGAAATGGTTAACTGCTTGATCAACGACCACTGAATACATTCCCGCATGAATCTTGTTATTGACCTTAATGATTTTTGTTTTTGGTTTCTCACGACTGTCGATCTCGTTTTTCTCGCTAGTATAAGCAAGATACTTTCTTTCTCGATCATCGAAAAAGGGTTTCATATCTTCCATAAAAGCGTTAGGATCGAATAATCCTTCTTCGATTTGCGTTGAATATTTCGTTCTTAAACGTTTGTATTTTTTCAATGTGATTCCAGAATAAAACAAAGACCCACCTCCTAATAAGCAATAAACTCGAAGTCATCTGCTTCTATAATCGTTTCTGCAATTCCTGTAACTGCATCCGGAGCATCATCATGAGCGTTCTTACCTTCACGTTGATAACTAACCATAGCCTCATAAAAGTCCGGCCAACGTGTCGCCCAATCATCTGGATAGTAAACATGATTTTCCACCCAAGCACTATTCGCCAGTATTCTAGACAGTTTATTATCCGATTGATGAAAGTCTTCAAATACTGCACCTCGATAGCCTCGCTCTTTTGTAATTCTTTCTGAATTTCTTCTGAATCCACGCCCGCCATTGTTTCCTTCAATCCGTACCTTATTAACTCGATTGCGAATAATCATATTAGCGTGGGCTATTTCAGTTGTTTCCATCGGCTCTTTTGTATACATGACATCGATAATATAAGCATCATGATCAGACGTCTCAGCAAAAACAGGAGACGCAAAGTAATCGGCACCCTTGTCGGCGGTGTCGGTGTAGTTCCATATTTTGATAATGTTATCAGGCAACGTATCATAAGTAAGAAACTTCTGATATAGCCTGCCTTTTTGGTCAATTGGTTCTTGCTGATAGTTGGCTTCTGCAATATCTACATTCATTTCTTGTACCACATCTAAGTACTCATCGTGGGTCATAATCTCGTTGCACAACATCGAGCCGTCTTCTTGTACTGCTTTATAACAGATCTGATGAACATTATTTTTTCGTCTCGTCAACATTTTTCCGGCTAAATCATTACTTGACCAACGTGTCATAATCAATATCTGTTTACGTGGCCGTTCCATTCGTTGGGCCAACGTGTTGTTATACCATTCCCAGTGAGAATCTAAAACACGCTCGTTATAGGCTTCTTCTGCGGTTTTAATGATGTCATCAACAATTACATAATTCGCGCCAATACCAGTGGATGTTCCACCAGGAGAAGTCGCTAAATAATTCTTTTCTTCTGAACCATCTAAAGACCAGAAACCCTTTGCAGCATCTCCATATTTGATTTGCACCTCTGGAAAAATATCTTTAAAGTATTCAGCCTTAACATTTTCGTTTTCAACCATGATTCCATCACGTGTTTGTTGCGCAAATAAAGATGACAGGATTTGGTTATAAGATCCGGTAATAATTTTCGTCTTTGGATTTTGTCCAAACATCCATAAAACGAATAGCCGCGCTGTAAAAGTCTTCCCATGTCGAGGCGGCATGTTAATAACCAAAATTTTTTTGTCGATTTTATCTTCGTAAAAATCTTGTAGCGTATGACATAAATCTTTCAAATACAACCGATCATCTTTGTAAAACTCTGGATAAAGAAGCTGGCAGAATAGCCAAAAACTTTTCCTAGCTTTTCGAATGGCTAGCTCTCTTTGAACAACGGCATACTCAACACGATTAAGAGTCGTTGATTTTTTCATACCGTTTCACCAACTCTTCTAATTCTTCATCGGACATTTTCTCATACTGTTTTCGGATATCGACGCCGCCAGAATGTTTGAGTTCTTGTTTGTCTGCATAGATTCCAGCAATAGTCAGAATCATTTTCCTATCCTGATGACCTTTTTCAGTCAATGCATACTTGTAAGTGGCATTAAGGACATCAGAAGCTTTTCCTTTGATCAGATCCATTGTTGTTTCGTTAACTAGATCAACAAAGCCATCTTTGCTCATGGCGTCGTAATATTTGGTCCTACCTATTTTCGCCAGTGAACACAACTCTTGCACCGGTTTGCCTAAGTTATCTGGATTTATCAATACTTCCAAGAGTTTTTTCTCTGCAGCAGTAGGTTTGTATCTGTTCGCTTTCGTATCGCTTTTTTCCATCCTTAATCACCGCCTCTCTATATGTACTTGCTGATATTTTTTTGTACATGATCCTCTTTCCAACGGCCGCACCCACAATAGACTAGCTTGCAATAATCAATCTCTACTGGCGTTGCCTCTCTGATCATTTCTACAATCGAATACTTCGCCTTCATTTGAACAGACATGACTACACGCCTATGCTGTCCTTTCATTGGCTTCGGATATTTATTGTTTAATGACACATACCAGTAAGTTCTCATAATAATTTATCCTTCTTGCATTGTTTTGTAAGCGTTATGATGTTATACTTAGCTAACAACCCTAACATCTTTTTCATTTAATTCCTGACCACTATTACCCGATAGTGGTCTATTTTTGTGAGCAAAATAAAACAGCCTCACGAAGAGACTGCTATTTCTTCAACTTCTTTTTTAACATCTCTAATTTCTCAACGTCGGACTTCTTAATGATTTCAGATAGTTTGAACATGCTATTCCTCCTCCAATAATCGGCCATCGAAAATGTAGGTTTTCGGCCAAAATAAAAAGACCGCCTAAGCGATCTGTATGTAACAATAGACAGCAACGGATGATAGATAATAAGAACAATTTAGAAGGAGTTAAAATTCACATCCTTATTCTTAATATTTCCGTTGCTGTCTATCGAAGCTTAATTGTGAAACAATAATAAAACGATGTTCCTTTTATTATTATTTTGTCTCAGACCTATCACTAATCTTTCGACACTACCATAATATCACTGATAAATGGCTAAAAACCGCCATCATTCCGCCAAAAAACCGCCATTTTTTTATGCGTCAGTCACTATACAAAGTTTGTCTTTGACCTTTAAAGCACAAACACTATAATAGTAGCCGCCATTCCCATCATTCGCTGTGCATTCTGCTTTAGCGATCTCATTACGATTATGATAAACAACGACTTCAGCATAAGAGGTATGTCCGTCACCATTATAGAGACGGTTACCTTTATCAAAAATCTTTATATCTGTAATCACTGCATCAAGCTTTACATTTTTGAATTCACCTTCGGCCCATGCGCAGCAATCTGATTCGCTACATACAACTTCCATTTTGGTTCCATCTTCTAAAATTAATTCACTCTCTGACCATTCTACAATTCTTTTGAAAACAAGATCTTTTTTCAACTCTTTCAACGATACATAATCTTTCCACATTATATGGTCCCCCTATTTATAAGCAATTATTCTTCCGTGTTTATACGCTTCTGCAAACTCTATTAGAGCTTCCGACTTCATCCTTTGTATGCTTCTTTCTGAATAACCCACTTCACGGCTAATCCTGTAGTTTGAGAAGCTATCTGGCACACAGAAGCTGTAGTAGAGTATCTGACGACTAATCAGACTAAGAGCCATCAAAGCCACTAGAATCGCGTCTCTCTCCGCTTCTATATCCATCATTTGAATGATCGCGTCTTCTGCCTTATTGCCGTGCTTCGGTGCCTTCGGCATATCCGTAATAATCGGCGACTTAATATCTATCAAAGAGCGACCTGCCATCCGCTCCAAACGCCGAAAGTTCTTCAGCACATCTCTCGCATTACATCTTGTCTGTTTGAAATCTACCTCTCGTAACAATTGCATCAAGTCAAACCGCTCCTTTATGTGATATAATAAATGTGTTGGATTTATTGAATCAGTCGGAGCGATCCGGCTTTTTTTATTTGCCGAGTTACACTTCTCGACTTACATAGCTCACAACAGCTGCATAGTAATTTGCATAACCTCTCTTAGAAGTTGCTAAAGATATATGCTGAATCTCATTGTTTTTCGCAAAATCGTTTAATTCTTTTTCTAATTTATAACGAGTGTCCTCTTCAAAGATTTTAAACTTCATTGTTTATAACCTCCATATCCACCAATCTCGCTACAGCTAAATTCTCTTTGCTTTTCGCTAACCACTTATCGCATTCCATTGTGTTTTCAATACGAATGATCGCTGAGTGATTATAGACGTGTTCTACATATCCACGAAACGGATAAATGAACTCTTCTGCTTCACAGCGAACCATGTCACCGACTTTGACTTTTGGTTTCTTACGTGTTTTAGGGTTCTTTGTCGGCATATCTAGCATTAAACCGCCGATGCCGTGACTACTAGCGTAAAATCCGTCTTTTAGTTTCATCTCATTTCCTCCCATTTACGATCATCATTTAATATCGAAATCCCAAACTTACGAATAGCATCACTTGCATCAGCAACAAACTGACTTGCCACTTTATATGTTTCTTCTGCTGAAATTCCATATTCTTTTTCAAACTTTGTCTTTAGTACATTTAGTTCCTGTTTTCTTAGTTTTGCTACTCTGCGGTGTCTGGTGTTCATTGTCAATCAACTCCCTAATCTGAAAGTGTTGTCTATACTTGATCGAAATTCTTTTAAGTGGTTCTCTACCACAGAATCAGTCACGTTAAAACGATCAATTAATACTGGAGCTGCCATATCTTTCAAATAACTTTGTCTGATGACTAATTCAGTACCATCAGGAAGTTCTATGTTAACCTCCCGACCATTGATAATTGCTTGAATGCCCGCTTCACTTAGTGGTATTTCGTATTTCATTTCACATCCTCCAAATCACTCGACTTCACGAATACACCATCTACCATTTTCCCTGTGCGTCCTTTGATTTCGTTGTATGCCATTTCTAAACACTCTTGTACGTTTGTCCCTTTTTGCATGGAAAGGATAATCAGCGTGACGATAACGTCTCCTACGCTATCTTTAAATAGTTCATCATTACTTCTTGCCATCGCCGAAGCTATTTCCCCGAATTCCTCAGCTACTTTCAAAAACTGTGCTTTTGGATCTGCTTGATCCAGTCCCTTGTCTTTAGCCCACTGCTCTACTTTTGTGATTAGTTCGTCCATTATTTCTCCTCCTAAAATTTCATTTCATCGTTGTTGTCATCTTCTTTGTCATCAGTTTGGGAAAGGAGCGCATACACGAGATATGCTGCTCCTACTAAACCTAAGAACAAGAGAATTTTAGCCATAAAGAATCCCATATTATTTGCCTGCTTCATCCGTAACTACAGTATCTGCTCCATTTACTGTTACCCATCCATGCTTTTTGCGAGCTTGAGCTTCTTCATAACGAATCAAATTGTCTGTTACTGATTCGGCGACTTTGCGATTAGATTCTGCCTCTGCTTCTGCAGCTTTTGTTTTCTTGTAAGCTTCACTATCAGCTTGAGTTTTTGCAGTTTCTGCGTCTAGCTTCGCTTTTTCATTTTCTTGACCAGCTCGAATGATCGCATCGATTGATTTTTGTGTTTCTTTATCGACATCTGGAACACCAAGTGTTACGTCTTCGACTTCAAACCCTTTAGATTCAACTGATTTAGCAAAGTTCGTTAATACCTCAGCTTCAACTTTAGAGGAATCTCCTGAAAGGACATCAAGCAGACTATATTTCGCATAAACTTCACGAGCGACCTTTTGAAGCTTAGATTTTAACCATCCACTTTCGATATCTTCCGAAGTGATATTCCCAAATTCCTTGTACATTTTTGCTGCTTTAGTTGAATCAACTTTGTAGTCATATTTGATATCAATCGTTGTCTTTTTGCCGTCGCTTGTAGATACTGAAATATTTTTTGATTGGATAGTTTGCAAGCGAATTGGATATTGGATCACTTTGTCAATCCCTACAAATTTCACACCTTGCGTCAGTGCTTCATCTTTGATACCGCCGTTCATTGAATAGCGCACACCCACATATCCATTATCGATTTTTTCGAAGAACTTAAATCCTCCGATAACTCCAATACCTACGATTACTGCTCCTGCTACACCCAATTTGATTAATTTGTTTTCGTTCATTTTTCTTCCTCCAAATACTTATATTCGTGCCCTTTTCGATCGGTGTGATTTCGCCAAGCGTACGTTCGAATAGTCCCACGCGTATATCCAGTTTCTGCAGACAGCTCACTAGCTGTTCCTTGCATCAAAATTTTGCCTTCGTGTAAAACAACGACGATTTTCCCTTTGCGCTGTTTTCTTTTGTCTGGCTTTTTTCGTATACGTCCGTTAGCAATCTTTCCTAGACGCTGAACTTCAGCAACCACTGCTTCATCTTCTTGCCAGTTCTCATCTTGAATCAGCAACATTAATTTTCGCCAAGCCGCTTCCTTATCCACGCTCATTCCTCCAATCTACGGATTTCCCTTCTTAAATTCTCTATGTGCAAATCGATTGCCTTTCTAGCCGTTTCATTGACCATCACTGCCTTTGTTCGTTCCAGATCGTCAATCTCACGCCGAAGGCTTCGAATTCGCATTTGAATCACTTCTTCTGTTGTCATGATGGACCACCTCGTTAAAAACGCTCTTCCTTGAACGTATTCCGATATTTTTTGGCTAATATCAACGGCACTTGATATTGATGACAGAACAACTTTGCCTTGATCTTAAAGTCTTTTGTCTGCATCCCCTTAACATCTACGACTTTGACCAGCTTGCCGCTTTTGTAAAATGTGAAGTCGGGAATATACTCGATCTTGCGATACTTCTTGCCCTCTAGTTCAAACTTCGGCATCAGCTCAAACCTTTCCTGGAGCTTCACTTTCCAACCATTCGCTTCAGCTTGCCACAAGGCTAGATCGTAATACTCTGCTTCCGCGATAGAATCAAACTTGATACCTCGATGAACAGTTTTTTTATTACGGTATTTATTCATGCGATACTACCTTTCACTGGTTTTATGCGCTTGTCTGCTGTTTGAGAAAATACCATCGTAAATCCATCAGAGTTGACAAACATTCTTGATATTGTTCTCGTACCGTAAGCTTTTTTCAGTTCTTCACCAAGCAAGTTCGTTGTGATAATCGTTGCTAGGTTCTGTCGTGCATCCAAGAACGAATTTAGCGTGTTTATGCCAAACGCTCGACTATCTGATGCATCTTTTCCTAGTTCTGAACCGATATCATCAATGATGACTAAATCCGCTGTTTTGATATCTGCAATCAACGATCCCTCAATCGTTTTTCTGAGTTCAGGATTGTTGTACGAAAATTTGATTTGATCCAGCATTTCCTGTAACCCGATAAATAAGATTTTTTTATCGTAGTTTGATCGCTTCAAGACTTCCCAAGCCGCTGCCATCGCTAGGTGACTTTTACCTGTTCCTTGTTTTCCAGTTAAAACAAGGTGACTTGGATTTCCTAACAAGACTGAATTAACAAAGCGTTTGGTTACTTCAACCGCTTGTCTTGTTTCTTGATCGACAATTTGATAATTCTGCAATGTGCAATCAAACAACGCTTGATTAGGCACAACAGAACCACCTTTGAAAAAATTGATTGCTCTTGCTTTCAGGCTCTCGTTGTAAATTCGTTCTGTTTGTAAGTCTTCCTGAACTCGCAATGCTTTATACCCACATTGCATACAGGTTGGCTTACAACGTTCTGAGCCATCAGGGTTCTTCGTACGCCATCCATACAAAGGCTGTCCGCATTCAGGACATTCGCCACGTTGGACAAGCACTTTCTGTATCAGCTTTTCCATGATTTCCCCAACAGTTTCCATGCCTACGCCTCCTCTCAAATAGGCAACTCATCTGTGCTAAATTTCTCGTATTCAAGCGTTTTAGTTTGTTTTGTTTTATAATCACGATTTGCTTGCGCTGCCATTGTGTCGTATTTTTCTCGCAATTTTTTAGCAGATAAAATATTCGATGCCCAAAACACATTGTGCTGACTCCATTCAATCATTCCCCGTACCTGGTTTTCGGTCCGCTTGTCGATCTCGATCATTTTCCGAATGTTATCTGCCCAACTTTGCAGATTCGGCTTTTTGATTTCCTGATTCTGACAAATCTGTTTGAATAACTCCTCCGCGAGAATGTAGTAAACTGAGTCGGTGTCGTAAACACGCTTTTTGCGTGGTTGCGACGATGATGTTTTATTATTCTTTTCATTCTTATAATTCTTTTCATTCTTGTTTGTGTGCACTTGTTGTTCACTTGTTGTGCGTTTGATGTTCATTTGTTGTTCACTGCTTTGGTACAAAGACCAGTTTTTTATTGATATAACGCTGTATTTCGTAGTTGATTTGATGTTCAACATTCCGTTTTTTTCAAATTGTTTTAGCCATCTCCATACAGAACCGCTGTTCACTTGATGTTCACGTTTCACGCCTTCGTTCATCTCAGATGTGATAGCATCGCGCCCTGTGACGAATTCTCCGCTGTTCACTTGTATCTCTTTTCCATTAAAAAGTATCTTGCGATTCTCATGACTCGCTTTCATCAAACACAAGCTCCATAATTTATACATATAAGGATTGGTCCAAACGAATGAATTCATCACTTTTCGATGTAATTTGACATATCCTGTGTTCATTCGTATTTCTCCTCTAGAAAAGCAAGGGAGAAAGCTCCCTCATTATTTGTTTAACGGCGGATTAGATGCATCAAATAATCCAGTTTGTACATCTTCATTTTCTTCAGATATAACCTCTGCTTCTTTTCTTTCAGGAATATCTTCTTCAACTTCTGTTTCAGCAATAATGCTGCCGTCTTCTTGAACCCTTTGGACTCTCTCATCCGATGTGGTGGCTTCTTGCATTTCGATGGACAAGATTCCCCATTTAGAAAGAAGATTTCTCAAAACAGTTTTTCGTGCCATTGCATTGTAATCAGATGCCCACACACCACTTAACTTTGTCTTATCGCGATCTTTATTGTTAGCAATCCGATGAGCTTCGATTTCTTGTTTGGTCCAATAGACAGTTTTTTTGAATCCATTCAGTAACTCGAAATAGCCAACATATCCAATGACTTCATCAGACGTTCTACCATTTGGATCAAACTCAAACTCTTCTGTCAGTCGGTTCCAGCTTTTTAGTTCTCCTTCGTAAACTTCGATCACATTTAATGCTTTGTATTTACCTGATCGTTGGGCTAATTGGATATATCCTTTATAGCCAAGCATGAATTGAGCTTTCTTTTCCCATTTTCCTGTTTGCTTGTTTTTACTATTGAATGGAACTAAATATGCATAACCTAAATTCTTATCTAGCCCAAGATTTAATGTTGCAGCAGTTAACGCACCACTCATGATAGACATCGGTTCACTATCTGCAAGATAACTGTCATTAGATACAAGAGTCATAACATTCGACATAAAAGCATTAGCATTGTCATGAAGTACTTCTTCAAATTTCTTTCTCATTGTTGGTGTATTCATTAGAGCTTTAAGCCCTAACTGTCCTGGTGCAACTTGTTTCTGTGGCTTTTCTGCCAATTGATTTTTTAACGATTCATTTGTTGCCATATTATTTGATCCCCTTTTCGGTTAGCCTTCTTGATTCAGTAACGTTATAAATCTCTTCATCATTTGCGACATCTGGATATTTCTCTGCTAGTTTCTTCGAGTTCATACGTCTCGTACGGACAAATTTCCAACTGATGATGTTTTTTTGAGTGATACCGATACTGGCTTCACGTTTACCTAGCTCGCTGATAATCTCGTTGTCTACTTGACGGATAGCTGATTCAATTTCTTTCTTAGTCCGTTTGAGTTCTCTTTTTTGCTCGATAAGTTCATCAAAACGTGATGGTAGAGCTGTTTGATTTTCTTCTACATCTGCATATTTTTCTTTTAAGAAATCAGCAGTCGCTTCACTTCCGTCAATTACAGGCTCGATACCTCCAAGAACGTTCGTTTCCCAAAACTCTACTAATTGTTCAGTGATTGTATCGATCAGCTCTTGATCTCGTTCAATCCGCTTCCAAATGAATTTTTGTCCACCGATCAAAACAGCGATATAACAATAGTCTTTGTTTAAAACGTTCATGTAATGCTGAACTTGACAGAGATAGCTAAGCGGTACCTCTTCACCTTCCCACTCTTTTCCGAGAAATTGATTGGCTGTTTTACATTCCAGAATGGCATTTTCTCCCACTACTTCCCGATCAATATTTGCTCTTAAAAATGGATGTAATGGATGTTCAAATACTTGGTTTCTTCTGCGTACTTTTTTGCCTGTACGTTCCTGAAACTCTTTAGCAACCACTTCTTCTAAAACATTACCCCAATAAGCTGGTTCGCTTTCTAAATCTTTCAATTCAATTTGACCCGTTTTCTCAAGCCACAATTGATAAGGAGATTTGTATTTGTTTAATCCAAGTACGGTTGCAACATCTGAGCCACCAATACCTCTTTTGCGGTCTTCGAGCCATTCTTGATGGCTCATTTCTAAGGTAGATTTACTCATCTTCATCCTCCTCATCAATTGGCGCTTCATAAGGTGGTTTAGCATAATCAGGGTCAGTTAAATAGTTGTCAAGATTTGCTAACTCGTTCATGCCTAGCGCCTTCTTTCTTTGTAAAATCTTCTAACAAGCTTAGCAAAGTAATCATTCCTGCAAATAAACAGCCTACAAACAAATTAGCGTTTGAGATTACTACAAGCATAAAGACAAATAGTGCAATCCAAAGCGTATTGATTTTAATCATTCGAATTCCCCCTTGAAAATACGGGTCATCACATCAGCGAAATCTTCCTTGTTATTAATAACAAAAGTATGATTTGAAGGTTGATTTTCTTCTTCATTTTTCGCTTGTTCGTAAGCATCCACAGCAATTCTACGCATAATATGTGCTGACAATGGGAGATTTTCATCTAAATGTTCTTCTTGCATAGCAAGACAAAGTAAAATTTCTGTTGTCTCACCATAAACGAGACTTTTAAGTTCCCCTTCTTTTTGGGCTGTACAAATAATAGAAACACCTTGCTTTTGGCATTCACGTTTCAATTCTTCGATAAGATTTTCAATTTTCTTATTCATGTGATATAATTCTCCTAGTTTTATAAATTTGTATGTGACTCTTTGCTGGCTGGCAGAGTCACTTTTTTATTTGTTGCCATGCTTTTTGCTTTTCGATATGTTGCTTGCTTAAAATAATAGGGCGGCTATTTCCCCACCGATTATCAGCAATCACTTTACCGATTTTTAGCGCTTCTTCTCGTGCCATAGTTGCTCCTTTCTTTTGAATCAAGCAGATTGATTAAAACCATCAATGCTGCGAACAAGCTTCCCCCGATAATACTTTGGTGCGCTACAATCACTAATAACCCCAAAATGAATCCTATAAAAAGTGTGTCTGTCTTCTTCATAATCTAATCTCCCTATTTTTTATTTCTAGCATTCTCAAATCCTCAAGTTCAGAAGCAATTAGTTCAGCTTGCCTATCTGATAGCTCATCGGCTTTTCTAAGCGCTGCACGGTCATCTTGTAATTGTTTCCTGCGTTGTTTAATCAAACCGAGAATTTGATGTTCTTGTTGCAAGGTATATGCCATATCACTTCTCCTTTCGTTTATTGAATTTCTCCATTTCTATTTGATAAAATATTTCTATAGAAATGGAGGTGAAAACTATGGGAAAAAATCAACATGTTGTACCTAATTCCAATGGTGGTTGGAATGTCAAAGGTGCTGGAAATTCTAAAGCGACTGCACATACTAATACAAAATCAGAAGCAGTAAAAATCGCTAGAGAGATTTCTAAAAATCAAGGATCTGAGCTATTTATTCATGGCAGAGATGGAAAAATTCAAAGCCGTGATAGTCACGGAAACGATCCACACCCACCAAAAGGTTAATCATATTTAGGAGTTAATCGAATACGATAACCGTCAGCAGGAGTTGCATCGGTCAATGTAACTTCTGCTACTTTTTTCCCTTCTTCTGTTTCAATAATTAATCTTGTGTAATTGTTCTCATTCAAAATCCCTATTTTTGATTCTTCCTTCATGTCATCCCTCCTTCGTCTCTCGCCGTCACCACCTCCAAGAAGAGGAGTTGCCAAAATGAAAAAACGTGGACTTTGGCAAACTTGAAAGGAGAGCAGCAACTCCTCTTTTCGGAAGTGGCGAGTGTGTGATATAATATTATTGTTCTATGGTGCCCACTACTTGCTTGCCGGCTGTGTGGGCTTTTCTTTTTGTTCAATTATGGTTGCCACCACAGTAACTCCCCAATGTCTAGAACGTATTCTAGCCATTTCATCTGCTAATCTTTGAAGATTAGGTGTGCCATTCAAAGTGATTTTTGGCTTGTTACTCACAATCTCACCTCCATCAGTTTGTTTTCTTTTCACCTCTTAATAGAATTAACTTGAAAGCGAGGTGAGACGAATTGTGTCTATTTTCTGATCAAGATAGAAAGAAGCTCAACAACTATCTATTAAGTATTATCAAGCTGATTTACTTTGTTCAACTTTTGGTTCTACTGATTAAACAACTCAGCATCTGCACCAAGAACATTGGACGTAATCGTGTTTCCTTTTTAGACACTTCAAATATCTTTTTCATCGAATAGGCTTTTTACTTCTCGATTTAAAACGACTAACCATTTATTACATCCCTATGCTGGTCGTTCTGTTACCGTTTGGTTACTAAATTTGTAAAAAAAATAATATTGAGGATCAATACCTAATACTCTTTGAGCTGTTGCAACTTCTCTTAAAGTAAAATCACGTTCACCATTTTCTTTTTTTCTGTACGTATCTGGATTCATCCCCAATAGTTTTGCCATTTCTACTTGAGTTAATCCTTTTTCTGCCCTTAACCCTTTTAAACGATTGAAAGCTTTTCCCATTTATCTCACCTCTTTCTTGTTACCGTTCGGTTACAAAGTAATCATACTTTTTATTTAAGACATTGTCAATAGTTTTTTTAATCAAATGGTAACTTTTTTGTTTACATTTTGTATTTTAGACACTATAATTTGTATTGTTCATAAAATTAGGAGGTGATAAAATATGAATGAAAAATTATTCCCTCAGCGGCTCAAAGAATTACGAGCAGAAAAAGGAATAACTTTAGAAGAATTAGCAAAAAAAATAGGAACTACAAAAACTACTCTTTCCAGATATGAAAATGGTGAAAGGTCTCCAAAATTACAATTAGTTGGTTTACTTGCAAATTATTTTCAAGTTGAAATGTCTTGGTTATCTGGACAATCAGACCAAAGAAATAGTTTAAATATATTACCTATTTATACTCAACTATCGTCACCTCGACAGCAAAAAGTCTATAACTTTGCTAAAAATGAATTAGAAGAACAAAATAGATCGAATGTTATTCAAGGTAATTTTGGAAAAGCTGTTGATGAAGATGAAAAACAGGAAGTTTCATATGTCGGTTTATTATCAGCAGGACATGGTTGTCCTAATTATGATAAAGAGCGCCCATTTGGTACGGTAACAATGAGAGAATCTCAAATTCCTTCTCACTATGATCTTGCTTTTATGGTAAATGGAAATAGTATGTATCCTACTTTTGAAAATGGAGAGATAGTTTTTATTAAACAGACTCCAAATGTTATGAATGGTCAAATTGGTGCTGTAGAAATAAATGGTGAAGCATTTTTAAAGAAAATGTATGTAGAAAATCGAAGACTACGATTAGTATCTTTAAATTGTGAATGTGACGAAAATGGAAATCGCTTGTATCCAGATTTCTATGCAGATGAATATGATGATCTTTATGTTATTGGCAGAGTGATTGTGTGATAACAACAAAACCACCTGGCCAATTCGGTTAGGTGGTTTTTATATAAAAAAGCTTGTGCTGGCACACGGACTAAAAAACTTATTTCTAAGATTCTTTTTTTATAAAAATCATATCATAGAAATGGAGAATATAAAATGGCAAAAATTTGTGTAATATGTACAGATAAAATTGGCGCTCTTACTGGTAAAATAAAACTTTCTGATGGAAATTATGTTTGTAAAAAATGCTTTTCTCGTGCTGGTTTTACTTCAAGTATCGCAGATGTTCAAATGGTACAATCTTTATCGACAGAACAAATTAAAACAAAATTTTCTTCAAACTCTTCGAATTTATCTGCTAAAGATATTCAGAAAAATAGATTAGAATACTTTAAAAAAAATTCAGATCTTATAATTGGTGACATCATTTTTAATGACAAAGATAGAGCATTCCTGATAAAAAAATCTATACTTATGAATAGAGCACAAATTATTGTAAAATATGACGAAATCCAAACCTTTACCCCTATATTTTTAGGTGGACAAATCAAAAAACATCATGGAATTACACGTGCTTTAGTAGGCGGAGCGTTAGCAGGGCCTATTGGAGCCTTAATTGGTGCTGGAACAGGTGGAAAAGAATGGGAGTCCATTAATAGATTAGGAATAGAAATTTATCTTAAAGATAATAGAATAATCAAATACGATCTGATAAGCAATGAGACAAAAATAAATTCACTTATTGGTAAAAATTCATTTGATCAATATAACCATCTAAGTGCTAAATTAGAAAGTATTCTATCTAATCAAACGAGTACTTCTGTTGAGATAACTTCACAAATTGATGAAATTAGAAAATATAAAGAACTTCTAGATGAGGGTATTATCTCCCAAAAAGAATTTAATGAAAAGAAAAAGGAATTATTAAATTTATAATTGTTTTTATTATTAAAAAAGCCTTCGGGCTTTTCTTTTACAACGATAAGAACATACATTCGAAAGGAGATAACATGAAACGAGTAGCATTATATATGAGAGTATCAACTGAACAACAAGCCAAACATGGAGATAGTCTTAGAGAACAAAAAGAAACCCTCTATGAATATATCGAACAACACAAGGATTTGAAAGTAGTTAATGAATATGTAGACGGTGGTATTTCTGGTCAAAAAATAAATCGTGATGAATTTCAAAAACTATTACAAGATGTAAAAGAAAATAAAATAGATCTAATTTTATTTACAAAATTAGATAGATGGTTTAGAAATCTACGACATTATTTAAACACTCAAGAAATTTTAGAAAAACACAATGTTTCTTGGAATGCTGTTTCTCAACAATATTATGATACAACTACAGCGTATGGCAGAACTTTCATTGCACAAGTAATGAGTTTTGCTGAATTGGAAGCCCAAATTGATTCAGAACGCATCAAAGCTGTTATGGCAAATAAAATTGCACAAGGTGAAGTAGTAAGCGGGAAAACTCCGTTAGGCTACTCTATAGAAAATAAGAAATTAGTAATAAATGATGATGCTCCTATCGTGATAGATATATTCAACTACTTTCTTTCTAGTGGTAGTTTAAGAAAAACTGTTTATTATTTAGGCTCTCAGTATGGAATCGTTAGAGATTATCAAAGTGTTAAAAATATGTTGACGAACAAAAAATACATTGGTGAATTAAGAAATAATAAAAATTACTGTCCTCCTATTATTGATAAAAAACTTTTTTATGCTGTTCAAAAAGCCTTACCTAAAAATTTAAAAACAAATGCAAAACGTGATTACATTTTTAAAGGTTTATTAAAATGTTCTGACTGTCAGGGATCAGTAGCTGGTCAAACTATTAAAGCAAGATATAAGAAAAAAGACGGTACAGAATCTATATACGAAAGGACTTGTTATAGATGTGTAAAACGAAGAAATAATAAATTACGTTGCACAAATAAGCGCGCTTTTTACGAAAAAAATTTAGAACGTTATATTTTTGAAGCTACTAAACAAAAATTTGAACAAATACAAATAAACTATTCAAAAAAACAACCAAAGATTATTAAAAAGAAAAATAGTAAGAAAAATATTGAGAATAAATTAGATAGATTGAAGAAAGCCTACTTGAATGAAGTTATAGACTTAGAGGAATACAAAAAAGATCGAGAAGCTTTAATGAAAGAATTAAATGAAATTGAAGTAGAGCCAGCTAAAATAGATATAAAAAATGTCGAATTTATTCTATCAAAAGAATTCGATGAAATTTATAAAGAATCTTCGGAAGAAGAAAAAAATGCATTATGGCGTTCAATTATCGATAACATAATAGTATTTCCAGATGGCAATATAACAGTAAATTTCCTTATATAATTTATGTGTACTAACTTATATATTCCGGAAGGATGATTATGCGCTAAAACGATCCTTGCTGCACAATAACGTACAGCATAATGGAAAATTTCTCTAGGATGAGCGACTGACTGATTCAGCGAACCGATGAACACTGTTTTTTTTAAGATCACTTGATTCTTCGTGTCCAAATAAATACAAACCAAATGTTCTTGTTTGTGATCTTTCATTTCCAGAATCAATTGCTGGGCCAATTCGTAGCTGGTACGAACCGGTGGAGCCGCTCTTTCATGATCCGTCTGAATTCGTCGACCTAATTCGATCAAGGCTTTGATTTCGATTGCTTTCACGCGTCCTATCCCTCGAATCTCTTCTAACTCATGCAAAGTAGCCTGTCGTAAAGAGGCCAGTCCTCCAAACGTTTTTAACAGATTTCCAGCAATCGACATCACACTATAAGGGTGTTGACCGGTACGCAGTAAGATTGCCAAAAGCTCCTGATCCGATAAAGCTTCCGCGCCATAAATTTCCATACGTTCCCTTGGTAAAGAGCTAGTAGGTACTTCTTTGATCAATCGTTTTCCCAA